AACGATGAAATCATTACACGAAATAATACCAGCAGCGATAAACTTTCCTATTCAGAAAGAGAATGGAATCGCCTTAAAAACCTTTGATAAGGATGAGATTAAAGTTTATGAAGCATTAGAATCAATGTCTATTAATAAATGCTCACGAATAGAAGTAAAAGAACATCTAAAGACTTGTCTTGCATTAAGTGGAACACAAATACCCACACAGGAGATATTTGAATTTTGTGTCCAGTTTATTATAGAAACATATGGACAATACAAACTAAAGGAATTAGGGGTTGCCTTTAAAATGTATGCGGAGGATAAGTTCCAAATTGGAACACACATAAATTTTAACCCTAAATTGATTGGCGATGTGATGTCAGCTTACAAAAGGATTGCCGTTGAGGTTAGAAAAAAGATAGAACCTAAAGAAACGCAAAATGTATCACAAGTTATAATTGATGAAGAACAAGCTATTAAGGAGGAAATAGAATGGTGGGGTAAATCAAAAAAGGATTGGCAAATGATTAACCATACAATATTTGATTATTTATGGAAACGTAAATTAATAAAACTAACCAAAGAAGAAGCCGATAGTATTAAAGAAAAGGTTAGGATATCTATATTAGGCAAAGCAACAAAACCCAGCGAAGTGATTATATCAGATGAGCAAATGAAAACACTTGCTAAAAAATATTCATTAATGATTTATTTTAATAACCTATGAAAGAAATACTAATGATATTAATAGAATTTACAAGGCTTTTAATCGGTGCAGTACTTGGCTTATTCCTATTGGGAACGATAGGTTTAATGGCAGTAGTTTTATTACTTATAAAAAAATTCAAATGAAATACATTTTAACCATAATTCTTTGGGAACTAATTAAATCCATTTACTATAAAATTATAAACAAATGAAACATTCATCCAGCTTTACACACGACCTTAATTTTGGAGAAAAAGCAGAAGATTGGTTAAACGATATGTTTTCTAATGGAAAACTTATTGAAGTTAAAAATGACCGCCTAGTTCATAAAACAGGCAACATATTCATTGAATACGAATCAAGAGGAAAGCCTAGTGGATTGTCAATAACAACCGCTAACTATTGGATTTACCGAATGAATGAATTAGATATTGCTTTTATCATTCCAACCGAAAAACTAAAGAAGATTTGCAGAGAATACTTAAAAGAAAAGAAATACATAAGAAACGGAGGCGATAACAACACATCATTAGGACTTTTAATTCCATTTACAACATTACTAAACGACATTGCAGCATATGAAAGGACACGAGAACGCACAACCAGTGAAAATGATATACCTAGACACGAAAGAGGAAACAATATTTAAATCAGTAGCCTACGCAAGAAGAACCATAGGAATAATTGAATACCAAATCAAACAAGCATTAAACCCAATGAATAAAAAGCGGTTTACCTATCAGGAAAGGCAAATTACGTTTCGTATTGCAAAATGATATAGTTTTGTAATATGGGATTGATACCATTACCAAAATTGCTAGAGAAAACACAAAAAGTCGTAAACGCATATATCCGCAAAAGGGATGAAGGTTTGCCTTGTATCTCTTGTGGAAGTAATAACGCAAATCAAGCTGGACATTATTTTGCAGTCAAAGGACATTCCGCATTGAGATTTAACGAATGGAATATAAACCTTCAATGTGCTGGATGCAACTGCTATAAACACGGCAACCAAGCAATGTACCGCATAGGGTTAGTAGAAAAGATTGGGGAAAAAGCAGTTAAAGGATTGGAAACAATTGCTACACGTGTAAAAGTTTACAAATGGACACGTGCAGAATTAAACGAATTAATAGAAAAGTATGGCTAAATTAAATCCAAGTGGCAAAGTTTCCTTTGGTAGTAGAAAAAAAGGAAAGGCAAAGAAATCCTACAATAAACACAGTCCTAAACCAAAACCTTACATTGGACAAGGCAGATAAGTTATGAAAGATACCTACGCAAAAAGAGAATATGTATGCAAATGCAATACCATTAGCGAATATTACGTTTGGCAATCTTTAATTGAAGCAACTAAAGTAAAATGCAAAAATTGTGGCAAATATTTAGATACTAAAAACCTTAAGGTAAAAACACAATTGCATTCAATCAGAACCGAAACAAAAAACCGATAATGCTAGTAAGTCAAATCAAATCAAACCCAAACAATCCTAGAATTTGCCGTGATGCTAAATTCAAGTTATTAGTTAAGTCTATTCAAGAGTTCCCTGAAATGCTTAACCTACGCCCAATAGTCATTGATGAAACAAATATGATTCTAGGTGGCAATCAAAGATTTCGTGCTTGTATTGAAGCTGGTCTTACCGAAGTTCCTGTCATTCACGCAAATAACTTAACCGAACAACAAAAGAAACAATTTATTGTTCGTGATAATGTTAGCACAGGAGATTGGGATTTTGACCTTCTTGCTAACGAATGGGAAATACAAGACCTAGATAATTGGGGTTTAGATATACCAGCATTTGCAAATAATGATATTGAAGAACCAAAGGACAATACTAAAGGATGTAAGACTTGTCCTAATTGTGGTGTAACTTTGTAATTCAGGCAAAATACAGGCGATATGGCAATACCTAACCAAGAAATAGGACAATTTAAAAAAGGACAATCAGGAAACCCAGCAGGGAAACCTAAAGGAGTTGAACATAGCAAAACAAGACTATTGCGTTTATTACAACTCGTTACTAAAGTGCGTAACCCTGTTACAGGCGAAGATGAGGAGTTTACAATAGCTGAACAGTTAGATATGAAGATAATTGCTAAGGCAATGAAATCAGATATTCGTGCTTATCAGGAGATTCTTGATAGATTAGAAGGCAGAGCAAAACAAACAACCGATATTAATGCAAACATACAAGGTAGCGTTCAAATAGTAATACAAGAAGATGACCGATGTAAACCAATTGAAGATTAATGCCACACCAGTATTCTTTGCCAACAAAAAAGCATATGAAGGTAATTATCCTGTCATTTGCAATGAAGGTGGCACACGTTCTTCAAAGTCTTATTCCATAGTTCAATTACTTATTGAGATTGCCTATAACAATCCAAAGACACGTATTTCAATCGTATCGCATTCACTTCCACACATCAAACGTGGAGTTTATAGAGACTTTAAAAGCATAATGGAAACGTGGGGTTTATGGTCAGACAATGACTTTAGTTTTTCCGATTTCATTTATACTTATCCAAATGGTTCTTACATTGAACTGTTTGGTTTAGAGGATGAAAGCAAAGCAAGAGGACCAGCAAGGGATGTTTTATTCATAAACGAGGCTAACCTAATTAAGCGAACACTTTACGACCAACTTCTAATGAGAACCACAGGCAAGGTTTTCCTTGATTGGAATCCTGCCGATTTTATCAATTGGGTTTATGAAGTAGCCGACAATCCTGAAAACAAACGCATTCATTCAACATACCTTAACAACTTACCAAACCTATCTGATTCACAAATAAAGAACATTGAGCAATATAAAAACCTACCTGATGACTTTATGTGGAAGGTTTACGGACTAGGAGAACGTGGAGCAGCAAAAGAACTTATTTATACTCAATGGAAACAATATGACATCGCACCTGATGGGGATGTGTTCTACGGACTTGACTTTGGTTATGTTCATCCAGCTGCACTCATAAAGGTTACACATCACGAAGGCGAAAACTATTTTGAGGAAATAATTTATCAAAGCGGTCTTACACTATCCGACTTAACAAGATTGATAAAAGAGAAAGTACCTGAACGAGCAACCATTTACGCAGATGCAGCAGAACCCAAATCAATAGAGGAACTTTACCGACAAGGATTTAATATTAAACCTGCTCAAAAAGATGTATGGGCAGGAATAGTAAAAATGAAATCTTATCCTATAAACATTCATTACCGAAGTCAAAACCTAAGAAGGGAATTTATGTCTTACAAATGGAAGAAGGATAAAAATGATAATGTAATTGAAGAACCAGTCAAAGCAAATGATGATGCTTTAGATGCTTCAAGGTATGCAGTATTTACGCATTTAACCAAGATGCGATTTGAAGTAAGTGTATTTTAACTTAAATTTCTTTAACTTTGTTTAAATTCTAATAATATGGCATTTTTTGACTTCTTAACTAAAAAGAAGATAAACACTCTATTACCTAATATTCCTTTTGATACAAGTGTTGCTATTCAACGAGGTATTGTTACTTGGCAAGGTGGAGATTCAAGAGCATTTGTACGAGATGGATATATAGCTAATGATATCGTTTACTCAATTGTAAAACTTATAACTGATAAAGCAAAACTTGCTCCATTCCACGTTTATAAGGTAAAAGATGAAATGTCTGCTAAAAGATATAAGTCTTTGATGAAACAACCTGATAAAATTACCAATTGGCAAGAGGTAAAAGATTTACATAAGAAAGCATTTGAGATTTACACAGGAGACCAAAGATTAAACGACCTATTAAAATATCCTAATGGAGAAGATACTTGGGCAGATTTAATTGAACAATGGTGTGGATTTAAGTTAATTACAGGTAATTCATTCATATATGGAAAACTTATTGAAACTGGAAACAATCAAGGTAAGCCGTTTGAATTATTTGCTTTACCTGCTCAGTATATGGCTATTATTGCAAATATCGAAGTGTTCCCACCAACAAGAGTGGGATATCAATTATACTATGGAGCAATGTGGTCCTTTGACCCAAGAGAAATATTGCACGATAAATACTTTAACCCTGAATGGACAGTTACAGGTGGTCAATTATACGGACAAAGTCCTTTACTTGCAGCTGCAAGAACTTTAACAAGAAGTAACGAAGCTAAGACCGCTGCCGTTGCATCATTCCAAAATGGTGGACCTGCTGGAGTTCTATTTATGAACGATGAAAGATTTGACCCTATAAGTGGACAACAACAAGCACAAGCATTAAAGACTGCGGTTAGCCAAAAAGGTGGTGCAGCTAATTTTAATTCAATTGCCGTATCAGGTTATAAAGTAGATTGGAAACAAATCGGTTTATCTCCTGTTGAACTTAATATCATTGAATCAGAAAAGTGGGATATGAAGGCACTTTGTAATATTTACGGAGTACCTAGTCAATTGTTAAACGATGCTGATAACAAGACATACAACAACCAATTAGAAGGCGAAAAGGCATTGACATTACGTTGTGCTATTCCTTTGTTAGATTCATTAACTGAAAATCTTAATAGAAAATTACATACCGATTGGGGATATAGAAACAGTGGATTGTATGTTGGATATGATATTCAAGTTTATCAAGAATTAGAGGCTAATAAATCAGAGCAAGTTTCTTGGTTAAATACTGCGTGGTGGATTCCGCCTTCTCAAAAGAATGAAATTATGGGTATTAAAACTCCTGATTATATTCCTGCTGAGGAAATGGAAAAACTTTACATTCCTTCATCATTGCAACCAACTGACCAATTTCAACCTTTGAATATTCCTGATAACTTAAATCCATAAAATGATTTGGCAAGATTATAGAAAACTATATGCCAACGCATTAAAAACCTATTCGCCCAAGTTCAAAAAGGAACTGCAAAAGCAAGTAGATACATATTGCCGTACCCAAAACTATAATGCAATTAGTGATAAAGCCTTAAAGAAGACAATTCAGAAGCTCCACGTTGCTATGGGAGTAAAGATGGCACAAATAGTACAAAAGTCCGTTAAAAGGTCCGTAAAGGGCATTTACGAGGCATTTGAGACCAAATCAGCACAAACTGACCTATTTGCTTACGTTATTCTTCAGTATTTAGAAAATCAAGGCTTAAGCCAATTAGCCTACGACATAACCGAAACTACCAAAGAACAAATAAGAAGATTCTTAATTCAATCAAGTGAAAAGAATTATACTTTGCCTGAAACAATTGCTCTTTTGAGGGTTAGCGGAATAACCGATTATCGTGCTGAACTTATCGCAAGAACGGAAACAGGAAGGGCAGCAAATATAGGTTCAATGGTTGGAACGGCATCCACAGGATTGGTTACATTGAAGGAGTGGATAAGTGCAAGGGATAACCGAACAAGAAGGATTCCAAGAGACCAATTTGACCATTTAAATATGGATGGAATTAAGATTCCATTTGATGCTAAATTCAAACTACAAAACAAAAAAGGTGGTTTTGATTTAATGTTACATCCTTGCGATTCAAGTGGAAGTGCTGGAGATGTTTGCAATTGCCGTTGTACATTAGGATATGAGGCACAAAGAGATTCAAAAGGCAAACTAATGACACTACAAAATAACCCACCACAGGGCGATGCTGGATTCATTTGGAACTTACTTACAAACTTTGCTTTGATGGAAGTTACCAATTTAGTGATAGATACTTTAGCAGATTAAAAAAAAATTATAACTTTGTTAATATGAAAACATACACAAATAAAGACATCGTTGTTGAAAAACAAGATATTGGTTATGAAGTAATGGATGTTGATACCGAACAACGCAGAATAAAAGCCGTATGGGCAAGAACTGGTAACGTGGATTTAGATAACGATATTATCGTTCCTGAAGCATTTACTAAAACGTTAAGAGAACGAGGTCCATCAGGTAAAAACTTAATATGGTCTTTAGTTGACCATTGTGCTGAAATGGAAGCCGTAATAGGTAAGCCTGAACAATTATACGTTGAAGGAGATATGCTTATTGCTATCACTCCAATTGTAATGACTGAAACAGGAGAAGATGTTTTAAAAATGTATGAAGCTGGTTTAATAAACCAACACTCTATTGGATTTACTACAATAAATTCAAGTGTAGGCAAGGATGGTATAAGAACAATAACTGAACTTAAACTATATGAAGGTAGTGCGGTATTATGGGCAGCAAACCCTGAAACACCAACTATTTCCGTAAAGAGTGAAGTTAAAAGAGAACAATTAGCAAATAGGCTAGAGAAACTCTTGAAAGCGTTTAAAGGTGGTAAATTTACTGATGAAACCTTTGCGTTAATGGAGATTGAAATAAAAAGGATTCAAGCAGATTTATTGGAGATTGAAATCATTAAAGAAATCACTATGGTCGCAGAAGCACCGCAGCCGATAATTGAGGAAATCAAAAACAATGATGCAGAAGTTCTAAAGGCAATTAAAGAATTTAATAAAATACTAAAAAAGTAAAAATGGAAAACGTAATTAACGAAATGGCTGAGAACCTTAAAGGTTTTCAAGCTAATATCGAAGCTAAGTTAGAAGAAACTAAAGCTGAGATTAAAGTTGTAAGAGATGAAGCACAAAAACAATTTGATGCTCAAGCTGCTGCACAAAAGAAAAACGCATCTAAACAAGTAAAGTTTTTAGATGAGGCTATCATTGAGAAATTAGATGGTAGATTGGATGAAATGGAAAAATCAATGAAATCAAATGGTAAGTATCGTTTAGATTTAAGAGATGTTAAGTCAATGACTTTAGGTGCTTCTTTAACAGGAGATGCTCAAGCATCTTATGCTATCAACGCTGCAATTTTACCAAGTCAAGCAATCAACTTCCGTGATTTAGTTCCAACAGTAAGAAGTGAAAGTGGTTTGTATGTATTCTACAAAGAGACTGCAACTACTAACAACATTGCTGCACAAACTGAAGGTTCAAACAAAGGTGAGAACAACTACGCATTAAGCGAGGTTAAAGTGGTTAATGATTACATCGCAGGTTTCTCTACATTCTCAAAACAAATGGCTAGAAGTTTGCCTTTCTTAAGCACAACTTTACCAAGAATGTTGACTAGAGATTTCTTTAAAGCAGAAAATGCTGCTTTCTTTGCAACTGTATCTGCTGCTGCAACTGGTTCTACAACAACTGCTGAAACTGTTGATTTAAAGCAATTAGTTGATTACATTGGCAACCAAAAGAGTGCAAACTTTGTATCTTCAGTTGCTTTAGTAAGCCCTACACAATTAGGTCGTTTATTAAAAGAAACAATCACTTTGGGTTACTATGCTGGTAATGGTTCAGTTATCGTTAATCCAAATGGTGGTATGACAATATGGGGAACTCCTATTATTGCTGCATCTTGGGTTACTGATGATAAGGTTCTTATTATGGACAACAGTTACGTAGAACGTATTGAAGTTGAAGGATTAGCTATTGAATTCTCTTATGAGAACGCATCTAACTTCCAACAAAATATGGTTACTGCGAGAATTGAGTGTTATGAGGACATCAACTTGATGCTACCAACTTCAGCAATCTATGCTGATTTGGGTAACGTTTAATTTAATCTTACATAGATATAAAGACCCCTTACTTTTTAGTAGGGGTTTTTTATTATAAATAATGTAAATTTGTAAAAAAGATATATGGCATATTCTAATTTTATCATAGATTTTACTTTAACTGATACTGCTCCTGTAACCGAACCAGTTACTCTTGCAGAGGCAAAATTATATTGCCGTGTTACTAATACGGCTGATGATGCTCAAATTGAAACAATGATAACCCAAGCAAGGGAAGCCATTGAAAAAGCAACAGGATTGTCATTAATACCAAAAACTGCAATAGTTTGGTTTACTAATTACGATGGTAATTTTTATCTTCCATTCGGACCAATAAACTCATTTACATCATTAATAGATAATAACGGAGATACAGTTGTTGCTGCTGATTATTCTTTGGTGGGTGGTAAGTTTCCACAAATGCAATTTCCTTTATGGCATAACCTTAAAGCGACATACACTTGCGGTTATACAACCATCCCAAAGGATTTAAAAATAGCAATATTAGACCAAGTGAGTTATGATTACGAGAATAGAGGTTTAGATTCAGATAACGGAATTTGTGAAAAATCTTGGAAAGCCTGTCAAAGGTGGACAAGAATAAGTCCAATACTATGAAAATAGGAAGTAAAAAAGGTCTTTATGTAGATGCCAACACAATGTATTCAGAAGTTGGTTTATATGCTCCTACAAGTGTTTCTGATGGGCAAGGTGGTTATACAACTACGTTTGCCTTACAAGGAGTTGTATTTGGAGACTTTAGACCACAAGCACAATCAAGAGCATTGCAAGAAGCACAATTGACATTTACAAGGTCAGCAAAGTTGTTTATTCGTTATGATGTAAACATAACTGATACATATCAATTAGAAGTGGAAGGGGAACGATATACCATTCATTCTATTAAGGATGTTGAAAATCAGTTTAGATTTTATGAAATTGAAATGTACTACTAATGGCATTTTCAGTTAATTTAAATGGATTGAAGGAAGTTGAAGGTAAATTGAACAAATTAAGTTTAATTATGACTGATGTATCTAATGAAATTAACGCATCTGCTTTAAAAATATATACTGATGCTAAAAGAGAAGTTAAAGTGGATAATTCTACTTTAAGGAGTTCAATTGCAATCAATCCTGATTCAAAAGGGAGTTTAACATATAGTGTAGAGGCAAGAGCAAAATATGCTCCTTATGTTGAATTCGGAACAGGAGGAATGGTTGATGTTCCTGCTGGATATGAGGATTTTGCGATACAATTTAAAGGCAAAGGAATAAGAAAAGTAAACTTAAGAGCAAGACCATTCTTAATACCAGCATTTGAACAAGAGAAACCAAAACTTATTAAAAGATTAAATGATTTATTAAATGCTTAACCCTAATATAGAAATAAAAAAGTGGTTTTATACCAATTTGGTAAGTGCTACAACTTTACCTGTTTATGATGGGATAGCACCTAATTCTGCACCCAATGAGTATATAATTATGGATGGCAGAACTTCAAGTCAAGAACAAGGAAAAGCTGGTTATACAAATGGCATTTCAATTGTAGTTGACATTGTTGTAAAAAATAGTAACTTTGGCTATAAACGAGCCGAAACAATAAGCGATTTAGTTTTGACTGCTATTAATTCAGACACGAATATAACTTTGAGCAATGGATTTTATGCTTCAAGTTTAGTGGTTGGTAGCATTAGAAACTTAGATGGTTTAAACCCTACGGAAAACGTTTTTAGAACGATAATAACTTATAATATAATAATAACTCAAAATTAAATAAAATGGCAGAAACTAAAGTAAGCGGTCGTGATTATATCCTTCTTGCTGATATAGATGGCGACAGTACATTCAAACCTGTTGCTTGTCTTACAACTAACTCATTTACATCTACAAATGACACTATTGATGCAACTTCAAAGTGTGGTAACTCTTACACTCCAAGTCCTGTATTCAGTCAATCTTTTGATTGTGAAGGATTTGCAATTGATGAAACAGGAACTCCTAGTAAGGATTCTTACCAACAATTGTATGCTGCTCACGCTGCTAAAACTTCATTTAATATGAAGATGGGTAAAGCTACACCTACAAGTGGAGATATTACTTATTCAGGTCAAGTATTTATTAGCGATTTTAGTGTTAAAGCAGATGATGCTGATGATGTTAAATTTACTGCAACTTTCGTAGTAACTACACCCCCATTAACACAAACTGAAACCGCATAATAAACAACTAAACTATGTTTGAATTAAGACTGAACAACAACAACACAATCCCTTTAAAATGGGGTACTTGGTCGATGAAACGTTTTTGTGAATTAGAGAAAAAAACTCTAATGGAACTAATAACAGTTTTATCAAGTGGCACATACGATTTAGATACAATTGTACATATCGTAATGGCTGCTGCTGAAAGTGGTTATAAAAGCCTTCAAAAGCCAATTGATTTTAGTGAGTACGAAGTGTGCGAATGGATAGATGAAGCTGGTGGTTTAACTGCAAAGGATGGGCAATTAATTGCATTTATGAAATATATGCAAGATTCTATGATACCAGACCTTAAAAAGGATGAGAAGAAGGAAGGAAAAAAAAAATAGGATTTTATAGCTGGGATTCAATAATTATTCTCGCATTAGAGGTTGGCTTGACAATTAAAGAGTTTTGGCAACTATCTTGGCGAGAATTTTTATTATATAGAATGGCTTACGAGAACAGGGAAATAAAAGAGTGGGAACGAACAAGGACTTTAGCTTATATGATGTACCGAGCAAACACAACGGACAAAGCACCAAAGAGTATTAAATCCTTTTTCCCACTTCCAAGTGATGAGGTTGAAGATGAATCGCCAAAATTAACGGATGACCAATTTAAAAGGACACTAAAGTTGTACGGAGTAAATTAAAAAAATGGCACAAGAAACTCTCAAAATTACGATTACGGCAGATAATAAAGATGCCGTTAATAATATACAACAAACGATTACCGCTACTAATAGTCTTGGTAATGCGTTTAAACAATTACCAAATACAAGTAATCAAGCAACAAATGCTTTGACTAACTTGTCAAGAGTTGCTCAGGATGCTCCATATGGATTTATAGGTATTGCGAATAACTTAAACCCATTATTAGAATCATTCCAACGTTTACAAAAGGAATCAGGTAGTACAAGTAGTGCTTTAAAAGCAATGGCTCAGGGTTTAATGGGTCCAGCAGGTATTGGTTTAGCTTTAGGTGCGGTTTCATCTATCATTGTCGCATTCGGTCCTAAAATAGCAAGTTTCATCAATGGTACAAATGAAGCAAGTAAAGCTGAAGATAAGTTTGCTCAAAGTTTAGATAAAGCAAAAGCATCGGCGAGTGAAACAGGAATAAAATTACAAGCATATTTAGGTATTGCTGATAATGTAACAATTTCAGAAGATAAAAGGGCAAACGCATTAAAGTTTGTTGTTAGTGAATTAGCAAAAGTAAATTCTGCTTATGCTCAAACAATTACTACAACTGACCAAGCACGTGCAGCGGTTGATTTATATACACAAGCATTAATTGCTCAAGCAATAACATCACGATATGTAGATGAAATTGCAAATAAACAAATTGAATTAACTAATACAACAGAAAAGGCATTAAAAGCAGCACAAGAATATAATAATACATTAGAAGTATCTAAAAATATGACTAATGGTTATGTTGATGCTTCTATTGTTCAAAATGGAATAATACAAAAGTCTAAAGATAGATATGTTGAAGCAGCAAATGCAGCGGTTGAATTACAAAACCAAATTGGTGGTTTAAACGATAAATTACAACAAACAGTTACGGCTGCTGCTACAAATCCATTTAATACAATAACAAATGGTGCAAAGCAATTAAAGGATGTTACAGGGAAGATAGTTGCAGATTTAAGCAAAATAAGTTATGCTGGACTTCCACAAATGAATGGTGCAAATGTACCACAAGTAGTAAATCCAATACTACCTACACAAGCACCACAAACATTGCCTGAAGGCGGAATACAACCAGCACAAGGAATATTGGATGCACAAGCATTAATGGATTTAACAAGACAATTTGAAGTGTTAGACCAAGCTATGCAATTGACAAATGAATTAGCAAATATAGCAGGAGGTGCTTTTAATAGTTTATTTGAATCATTTATTAATGGACAAGATTTTGGAGATGCGTTAGCAGAAGTGTTTAAAAATATATTAATTCAATTAGTTGAATTGGTTGCACAAACATTAATATTTAAAGCTATTTTAAATGCTTTAGGTTTAGGAACTCCAGCCTTAGCAGGTTTAGATTTAGGTGCAGCATCATTTGGGCAAGGTGGCGGTTTAATGGGAGAGTTTTTATTAAAAGGAAGTGATTTAGTTTTAGCAACAACAAGGTCTCAACAAAACTTAAACTTAAGGAGAGGAAAATAATGGCATACGGACAAAAATATCAAATAACATACGCTACTAAACCTGATAAAGATGTTGTCATTAAGATTTACCAAGATGGTTACACTGGCGAGGAAATAATTGAATTTCAAGGAATTGATATCAATTTACAATATATTCCACAATCAGATGACCCATTTGAACCTATTTTAGCAAGTCAATTAGGTATTACCATTGACATTACTGATAATACAAGTGAGGTTTTAGATTTTACAAATATTAATGATAGATTTCTTTATGTAGAAATGTTAGTTAATGGTGTAATTGAATGGGTTGGTTGGGTTTTAAATGATAATGTTTATATATCTTATTCAACAGGTATTAAAGAATTAAGTTTTAATGCAGTTGATGGTTTAGGTATGTTACAAGATATTCCTTTTCCAATTGAAGAATTTAATTGGTTAGGATGTAATGAAACAAGGTCTTTATTGGTTTATATGTATGCTTGTTTTAATGCTACTCAATTCCCTACAAATAGAAATATAGTAACAATGTGTTCTTATTTCGCAGCTGGAATGGACACAAGAGCAGATAACACAAGCAATGAGCCTTTTAATCAAACATATTTGCCATTCAGAACATTTATAAATAGTGATGAAACATTTATTAATTGTTTAGATATTTTAAGCCAAATAGCTAGGTCTTTTGGATGTAGAATATTTCAAGCAAAAGGTAAATGGTGGATAGTAGCTATAAATGAATTTAGTGTAGTCAATTCTTATTATACGGAATATTCTAATTTATTAATTCCTATTAATAATGGAGATGGCAATCAAATAAATACATCAAGCGAAATACAACCATATTTAGCAAATACTTCAGATTTATATTTTATTGACAATAGTCAATTTAAATTACTGAAAAAGGGATTTAATAAGGTTATATCTCAAGCAAATGTTGAAATGGCTAATAATTATATAGCTAATTGGACATTAAAGCAAATAACAAGTGGAAATGCAGATTATTGGACTACTGCGGTTGGTCCTGATTCAACAATAGCTTTAATAGAGGATGCAGAAAGCGTTTATAATACATATGAATTAACAAATGGTGTAACTCCAAGTTCTACATTTGCAAGTATTCAAAGTGATTATTTGCCACAAGTAAGGCAAGGAGATTGCTTTAAATTATCAATGACTATACAAACCGAAGTAACTGCTGCGGTAATTGGTACAATAGATATTACAATAACAAATGGTATAACTACTTGGTATTTAAATAGTGATGCAGAATGGCAAAATAGTGTTACTGCATATAGTGCTTATTCAACATTAAAGGGAGATATTGCAGAACCTTTTTTATTAAGTATTAGTTCATCTCCGTTCCCAATTGGAGGGCAATTATCTTTTAAATATAGATTAGAAGAAGGTGGACCAACATTTTTATCAATTGGAAATTTTCATTTACAAATACAATCTAACATTGAAAAGTATCGTTATCAAGCATTTATTAATGATAGCACTCAATATGTTAAAGAAATATTATTGCCATTTGGTTTTTTTGGTGGAGATGTTGGTGTAGCTGAATATCCTTCTGCAAAAGGTGTATTATTATTAGCAGATGGTTCACAGGCGGATATTTGGAGAAGATATGGAATAGATACAGTTAATTATTTTGGTACTTTACAAGAATTAATTGTACAACAATACATCAACATATTTGGTAAAAATATTATTAATGTAGATTGTAATTTGAGTAGTTTTTATACTACAAATGCAGATTATCCTTTGTTAGATGCTTCAAAATTGATGTTTGCAACTGATACAGACCCAGCTGCTATTAATATTAGTTCTTATGGTTATATGTTAGGAAATTGCACTATTGATTACGCAAAAGATGAAACTCAGGCGACTTTATTACAAATATCAAATTATGAAATAGCTGCAACTAACGAAAAAAAATATTTCTACCAAACAACTAATTTTTAAATATTAAATTTGTACAATGGCAGACAAAGTAATTGGTAAAAATATAATGCTCTATTATCACGAGCCAGCTTCCGAAACTTATCCAACAGGAAGGGATATTGCATTTTCTTGTTCTACAAATTGCACATTTAGTGTAAATGTTGACCAAAAAGAGGTTACAAGTCAAACATCGGCTTGGTATCGTGAATTTAAGAATGATATAGCAACGTGGATAGTTACTTGTGATGGTTTAATTACTTTAGATGGCTATGGTTATCTTTTCTTATTACAACAACAACAAAACCGAACTACAATTTTAGTAAAGTTTGTAGTGGATAATGGAGATGATGGTTTAGTCATAATTAGTGGAAATTGCAATTTAACAAGTTTACAATTAAACGCACCATATAAAGACATAGCAACTTATTCCGTGTCTTTACAAGGTTCAGGTGCTTATGGAACTACAGGAACGACAATCAATCCAAGTGGTGTAGTTATTGTTGCAGGTGGTGTAATATATACTAAAGGATATACGGCAGCAGGTGGAGAAACAACTATTACATATACTGATATGATTGGGAAATCTTGTCTTTATGTATCAAGAGGTGGTGTGGATGTTCAGGATATATTAACAACAGGAACTCCAGTTGATGAACAAGTTAAATGGGCAAGTACAACAGGAATTTTAACATTTAGCAGAGTTTTGGGAAGTGGTGAGTATGTTAGAGCATTATTTCAATAGATAAAAATAATAAGATGAGTAATCAAATCGTAATAAGTTCAGGTGCAAAAGTTAGGAATTTAAATGGGGTTTTAACAGGCACAAGTGGTGTAGTAGGTTCAGTTCCATTAGGTGCTGCCAATGGTGTAGCAACGCTTGATAGTGGTGGTAAAGTGCCTGTATCTCAATTACCTTCATCGGTAGTAACTTATTTAGGTACTTGGAATGCTGCTACGAATACTCCGACCTTAACGAATGGTGTGGGCGATGCTGGGGATATGTACATTTGTAATGTTTCTGGAACTGTGAACTTTGGTGCTTTTCCTATTACTTTTGCGGTAGGGGATTGGGTGTTATACGGAAGTGGAACTTGGCAGAAATCTAACGGACAAAATGGAACAGTTACTTCGGTTGGTGCTTCTATTACAGGAGGTGCAATCGGAATCACAGGTTCTCCAATTACAACGGCAGGAACTTTAGCTTTTGCTTTTGCAGGTACTTCAGGTCAATATGTAAACGGAGCAGGAAACTTAACAACATTTCCTGATTTAACAGGTTTTGTTCCTTACACTGGAGCAACTGCAAATGTGAATATAGGTACTCATTCATTTATTGCAAATAATGGAACATACAATAGTGAAATGTCTCCATCTTTATTTGGAGTTGAGAATGCAGCTGGAACAATATTCGGTGTATTAGAATACAATAAATTAACCTTAACAAATAGTACAGGAGCAGGTTCAGTAATGGAGGTTAATGCTCAAGGATTAATTTTCCCTGATGCAAGTGTTCAAATAAGTTCATATACTGATGCAAAAGCAAGATTGGCATTAAGTTTAACAACAACAGGAACGAGTGGAGTAGCGACTTATAATAATACAACAGGGGTTTTTAATATTCCTAACTATGGTTCAGCCTTATCAGGATATGTTCCCTACACAGGTGCAACTACGGATGTAGATTTAGGTACACACGTTTTAAACGCACAAGCCTTACACGTTAAAGGAACGGCTGGAGCAGGTCATTTAGGATTGAAACATCAAACGGCATCTCCAACAGGTAGTGCTAATGAAAGTATGATTTTTGCAGATGTTAATGGGGATTTAGGATGGCAAAATGGAAATCTTTATTTAAACAAATTTGTTACTTCTGCTAATACCGCAAATCGTTCTTATACTTTCCCTAATGCTTCAGGAACAGTTGCCTTAACAAGCGACATTTCTTATCCTGTTACTTCGGTTTTTGGTCGTACAGGTGCGGTGGTAGCTACAAGTGGAGATTATACAACGACTTTAGTAACGGAAGGAACAAGACTTTATTATACCGATACAAGAGCAAGAGCAGCGTTAAGTTTTGTTGCAGGTAGTGGTGCTTATAACTCTACAACAGGGGTTATAACGATACCTACTAATAACACACAAATAACCAATGGTGCTAATTACATTACTTTAACATCATTAAGTTTTGCAGCAGGTTCAGGAGCATATAATAGCACAACAGGTATTATTACTATTCCAACAAACAATACGCAAATTACTAACGGAGCAAACTATATTACATTAGGTTCTTTAAGTGCAGGTGTAGGAATAAGTTATAACAATACAACAGGTGTTATAACAAACTCTGCTCCTGACCAAACAGTTGCTTTAACTGCAAGTACAGGAATTAGTGTAACAGGAACTTATCCAAACTTTACTATAACAAATACTTCACCTTCAAGTGGTGGAACAGTTACAAGCGTAGCTGCTTTAACAATAGGAACAAGCGGAACGGATTTAAGTTCAACAGTTGCAACAAGTACAACAACTCCTGTAATTACTTTAAATGTACCAACTGCAAGTGCAGCAAATCGTGGGGCATTATCAAGTGCGGATTGGAGTACATTCAATTCAAAGCAGGGAACAATAACCTTAACCACAACAGGAACAAGTGGTGCAGCAACGTTTAGTTCAAACACTTTAAACATACCTAACTATGGTAGTGCTTTAAGTGGTTATTTGCCGTTAAGTGCTGGAGTAAGTTTTCCATTAACTGGTGATTTATATTTAAATTTTAATTCTGCTAGTTTTGATTTTGCAAGAGTTTATAATGCTTCATCAACTGGTGGTTCGGATTTTAGATTAGGAAATGATGCAAATATTAATCTTGGGTTTATTAGAGTTGGAGGTAGTGCAATTGGAGGTATTTATCAAAATACTTTAACATTAGGAACTGGAGGTGGATATGATATAAATATAGCACCAAATGGTTCCGTAGGGTTAAAGGTTGCAAATGGTGGTAATACTACTTTATATGGTGCATTGAGTGGAACAAATGCAAGCTTTAGTGGGATAGTAACTTCAAATCAATATTTTGATATTAATGGAACTTCTACACCTGCAACAACAGGTGGTAAATTATCACTTGGTTATTATACCGCAGGTGGTTATGCTTGGATGCAATCTTGGAGTTCAACCCCATTAATATTAAATCCATACGGAAATAATGTAGGTATTGGTAGTTCAACAGCAGCATATCAATTAGATGTTACAGGAACATTTAGAGCAACAGGAGCAGCTATATTCTCTAGTAGTGTAAGTGTTGGAACAGCAGTAAATACTCCCGGTTCTGCTTTTAATTCAATTTTTAATGTTAATGGTGCAAATCTTGGTGGAACAACTGGTAATACTGCCAAAATAGCCAATTTAGGTTTTGACGCTGGTGGAAATCACGCTGGTTTAGGGATTACTGCATATAGACAAAGCACAGGCACAAATTGGACAACTGCTGGAATTAAATTTACTTATGATGTAGATAATAGCACAGCAATATATGATAATATGCTTTGCTTTTATGGAGGCAATGTAGGTATAGGAACAACAAATCCATTGTATAAACTTGTTGTTTCAAATGGTGGTGCTGAAGGTTTAGAAATTGGAACAGGATATTTAAGTAATAAAACTTTAATTCAAGCATATAATAGAAGTGGGGCAACTTATAATCAAATGGATTTTGCTGCAAGTTCATTTTCATTTAACAATGCAGCTACATTCTCTAGTAGTGTAACGGCAACAACCACAACTGCAACAGGAGCAGTAATGGAAATTCAAGGTTCTGTAAATGCAGTAAAAACATTGTATATAAATAGATATGGTGTAGCAAGTGGTTCTCAACATAGATTAAGAGCAGAAAATGCATACTTTGAAATAGCATCAGCTAATAGTGAGCCTATTGTTTTAACAGGAGGCAATGTATTAATAGGAACTACTACTGATAGTGGGAATGGTTATTTACAAATAGGAAATTCATCTGCAAATAAAATATCATTAACAGGTGGAAGTTCACAAAATGGAATGAGATGGGAAAGTGTAGCTACTGCAAATACATTTTATTTATTTAATGGTAATTATGGACCTGGTCCTGGTTGGGGTATTTATAATGTAACAACAGCAGAATTACCTTTTTGGATTCAAAATTCAGGAGCAGCTACATTCTCTGCTAATGTTTCAGCAACAATTTTTACTTCAACAGGTGGTAGAGGAACAAGCTTTGGCTTTAGATTACCTGATTGGCAAATATATAACACATCAAGTGGCAATGGGTTAGCTTTTAACAATTATTCAATAGATTGTTTAACGTTAGCCTCAAACGGAGCAGCTACATTCTCTAGTAGTGTTCAAACAGGCGGTAATATTATTTCAATAGTAAATAATACAAATACTAAACTTTCTTTACAAAGAACAGGTACAACTCCAAACAATTTTGATTTTGAAGTTCAAGATAATCAATCAAGAATTAGATGGTATAATTCAGCTAATGATAAAGATTTATTTTTTGATTCTGACTTATCAGGAACAACAAGAATGATTATTAAAGGTGGAGGTAATGTATTAATAGGAACTACTACTGATGATGGTGTAAACAAATTACAAGTTAACGGAAGTATCGTATCTACAAGCACTATAGCAGCCGTTGTGCATTCTAACGTAGATATGTTCGTGTTTAATAACACAGGTGCAACTTATACCAAGTCTTGCGTAGTGGCTTCTATGACCGCAACAGGTGGCACAGGTTCTTATTTCTTTTACGGACAACAATCTACATCAACAGTTGCTTTAAAAATATTCTCTAATGGTAATATTCAAAATACCAATAACTCATATGGTGCAATTTCTGATGCTAGATTAAAAGAAAACATTATAGATGCAACTCCTAAATTAGCTGATTTAATGAAAGTAAAGGTTAGAAACTACAATCTTAAAGGGGAATCAAATAAGCAATTAGGTGTTATATCACAAGAGTTAGAGGAAATCTTCCCTAATATGATTGAAGAATCAACCAATTTAGGAGAGAACGTAAAAATAAAAGGAGTTAAATATTCCGTATTTGTACCTATGTTAATTAAAGCGGTGCAAGAGCAACAAGAGCAAATTAATGAACTTAAACAATTATTAAATAAATAAAAATGAAAACAATTCAACCAGTAAACATTTGGAATAATGGACAATCCAAAGAAGGTGTAATCTTAAATGCTTATGCCATTAATGTAACTTTAGGTCAATATGCTACTTTTTGGTGGGGTATATTAGATGCTAACCAATTACAACTTGCACAAGGAAACTTATTAATGCAAGGGGAAGATTACACAAAGTGGGGAGCTAATGATGCTTATGCTTGGGAGTTTGTAGCTAATAGCCTTAACCTTACAATCGTAGGAGATTATGTTCCTCCTGTTGTAGAAACTCCTAGCGAAGTGGTAGAACCTATTTTAGAAGAAGCACCAACAAATAGTATTTAGTTATATATTTGTATAAAATAAACCACAATATGAAGTACAATCAACTCAACAACCTAGTCGCATCAATTAATGCGGTTATTGGCAATCAGGAAACAAAAATCCAAAAGAAACTATTTAAGATTTATGAAAAAGTCAAATCCCACCACGAAAGCTATCAAGCCCAAGTTGAAGAACTCCGCCTTGATAACGCCTCAGCCGATGACAAAGACATTCTTTTATTGGATGAGAAAGGTGGCTACAAGTTTACTAAAGAAGCTATCAAGAAGCTAACTGCTCAGGTAACTGAATTAGGAAACAAAGAGTTTGCCTTTGATAAAATCAATGTAGTGAATCCAGCAGGATTGGAAAACTTTACATTCTTAGAAGATTGGACAACAGGTATCGCATTTGTTAAAGAAGAAGAAGAAGAATTGTAAATGGAAAATCTAGTTATTTTTATTATCGGTCAATCCATCATAATAATAGGAGGTTTAATAGGAATTTATGTTAAGATATCTCTTAAACTAAAGGAGTTAGAAATTAGGGTTAATATGGTTGAAAAACAGGATGACCAAATATATAAGAAACTAGACCACATTTTAGCCGAAATTAACAAGATGGCTATTGCATTACAAAACAAACAAGATAGAGATTGAAAGAGATATTAGTTACCATATTATTAATTGTGGTGCTAATATTTATATTCAGTCCAAAGAATGTCGAACCGATAGTAATAACAAAGGTTGACACTATTGTAAAAGTTGAGAAGGTCTTTAAATATCGCAAAGGGGATTCAATCCCTTTTGTCGTTTTGGGTATTGATACTTTAACCATCCACGATACTATGAGGATAGTTGAAGATTATAAGCTGGTCCGAAACTACAACGATACAATACGCATAGATTCACTTGGGTACGCATACATAAGCGACACCATAAGCGAAAACAAGATAAAAGGAAGGGGATTTAAGGCAGAAATAGAGAAAAGAACGATAAGAATAGAAACTACCAAAGTAAACCCATCTAAAAAAGAGGTTTATTTGGGGTTTATAGGCGATTTAAGGCGGTTTGATGAAAAAGTGGGTGTAGGAGTTGGCATTGGGTTTAAAACGGCTAAAAATGACTTATTTCAATTTAGTGTAACTACAAATCAGTTGCAAATAGGATATTTAAAAAAGATATTATGAAAAACGTAATGGAATGGAAAACTAGCCTAATGGGTTTAGTAATTATCGGTGGCGGTTTAGCAAGTGTTTTTATGGGTAAGGCGGATTGGACAGGAGCAGTTGTTGTTATAACACTTGGAATTGGTTTAGTATTTAGTCCTGATTCAATACTTAAGAAAAATGATAAGTCGTAAAAGTGTAGATTTAATTATCCAGCAAGAAATTGGTGGTCGTACCGTGTACGAAAAAAAGTACAACAAACCTACGTGGGCAGGTGGGCAATCAGGATGCACCATTGGGATTGGCTATGATATCGGCTATTGCACGGAGAAAACCCTTTTTACTGATTGGAAGGATTTAAACCTAAACTATTTGAATGCCCTTAAAAGATTTTGCGGTATTAAAGGCGAAGGAGTTAAGGCCATGATGAAAGGCGAAATATTAAATGTCCGTATTCCGTACAATATTGCATACGAGGTTTTCGTTAAGACATCAATTCCTAGATACTTTCAAATGACTAAATTGATTTATCCGCAATTAGAAACATTAAACGAGGACACACAGGGAGCATTGGTTTCTATGGTTTACAATAGAGGAATGAAATTAGAAGGCGATTCAAGAACGGAAATGAAAGCAATCGTGGATTTAGTTGCAAAGCAAGATTATCACGGAATTGCAGAGGAGATTGAAAAGAGCAAAAGATTGTGGGAACATAAAAATTTAGATGGCTTGGTTTTGAGAAGGGAAGCCGAAGCTGATTTGATAAGGGATTCAATAGCATAACAAAACTAAATATATGACAACTCCAAACACGCTTAAAACAAAGCGGAGAAGGCTATTTTTCGACATCGAAACTTCGCCAAACATAGGATTGTTTTGGGAAGCTGGTTACAAAAAGAATATTGATTATTCAAACATTATACAAGAACGTGCAATCATTTGTATTTGTTACAAATGGGAAGATGAAAAGGAGGTTTATTCCTTACAATGGGATGCAAAGCAGAACGACAAAACAATGCTACAAAAGTTTATTGAGGTTGCAAATCTTTCTAACGAAATGATAGGTCATAATGGAGACAAATTTGATTTAGCTTGGATTCGTACACGATGCCTATTTCACAAGATAGATATGTTTCCTAAATACGTTACAATAGATACTTTAAAAGTAGCAAGGTCAAAGTTCAAATTTAACTCAAATAGACTTAATTACATAGCCGATTATTTAGGTTTAGGTCAAAAGATTAAAACTGAATACAGTCTTTGGAAAGATATTCTTTTAAAAAAGGACAAAGTTGCAATGGAGAAAATGATTAAATATTGCAAAAAAGATGTGGTATTATTAGAACAAGTTTACAAGGCTTTAAGCAATCACATAGAACCCAAAACACATTACGGAGTTGTATTTGGACAGGATAGAGGAACTTGCCCTGAATGTGGAAGTGATGAATTAATAAGAAATAATAAAGTTGTAACCGCAACAGGATTGACTAGAATACAATACAAATGCAATACTTGTAATAAATACCATTCTAAAACTGACAAATAATATAGAGATGATTAAACTTCCTAAAGCATTCAACAAAATGACATTATCCGAACAAGAAAGTTATCTAGTAAAGAAACTATCAGAATATTACAAGATGGAGGAGGATGTTAAACGTATGCTATCCAAAATAAGAGGTGGCAATAAAGTAATAATAAAAGAAGTTGAACGACCTGATGAAGCAGTTTTAAAGAATGAAAATTAAAATCATATACAAGAAATTGGGCAGAGAACAAGCACACGGCATTGCAGAGAGTGATGGTATTGTATATATAGATACAAGATTAAAGGGCAAGAAACACCTTGAAATATTGTTACACGAAGTATTACACCTGTTGAACCCAACGGATGATGAAAAGGCGATTATACGCAAAAGTGTAACTTTGACTAACATCTTATGGAAAGAAGGTTATCGTAAAATTGATGACAGTAATGATATGCCTTTACAGGATGGGTCAAAGTAGGTTGTTTGGTTTTCTCATATGTTGGTTTAACTCGGTCTAAAAAGCCGAGTTTTTTTATGTAAGTTTGTGAGCATAGTTTAATAGACAAATGGTTTTACGGAGGTTCGTTTCTACGATGCCTCCTTTTTTTTATCCGTATGTATTCGTAAATATGCGTAATGTGTCATAAAATGCACTTTTTGATGTGCATTTGTTCCATATAAGTCACATTGAGCCGATATTGACTTGTATTTGGCTCATTTGTCAAGTTATAGCTTGACTTTATAATTTTGGTACAACAAGAGTTTATAATGTTCACGAATCCGTGAAAGGTTTAAAAATGTGAACATTTGCGTAGTATAGCTACTAACAATTAACAAATCTTGTTACAATCCCTTATAAATCAGTAACATATCTACCCTAATAATGTTACAACAATTAACATATTATACCCTAACTATTTAACAATTTGGTTACAAAAGTTCTCTATTAGTGAACTTATTGCATAACTCTTTGATTTTCAAATACATAGCATTTTAACACTATTTTAACAATAATAATTTAAATAATTTATTGTTGGTATTGTAATCTTTTATATATTTGTGTAACAAAAGGGAATTAACCCAATTGAAAAACCAAAAATTATGAAAACATTTATTATTTACATTACAAGTTTTGCTGGATTAGAAAACGAATATGAAACAAGATATGAAGTTGTTTCTGATTGTTTTGGTAATGCTTTAAATTATGCTAAAGGCAAACATCCACACAATATTTCAGAATACAATTATTGGACATTAGATACTGATAATTGGAATGATTAAATACTAACCCCCAAAGTCAGGGGTGCGGCTGACCAACGCACATATTTTAAAATCAAAACCAAGTATATGTTTACATTTAGATACGAACCTTGCACAAAAGAAACTTTAATTAAAACTATTAACACATACAAAAGATGTGGGCATCTTAATATGACATTTTACAATAAAGCATTGTCATATATCAATAAGGGATTTCAACCTGTCTTTACAGTTAAAAACACTTGGGATAGCTATAAAGTTATGAAAGTAGTTAAAGTAAATAAAGGAAGTAAAATATAAAACCAAAACAAAACAATATGAAATCAGTATTAGCTTACGAAAACAATTTTTACCCCTACAATGGGCAGTTTATTCCATTAGGAGGCGACAACGTATTCCTTGATTATGAAATTGATGGTAGCAGGTTTTTCCTAGTCAAATTTCGCACCATTGACCTTGCAAACAATCAAATTATTTTATCAATCGTAAAACTTTAATTATGTCAGAACAACAAAACAAGAACTTTCAAGCAATCGTTATATTAATCGTTGCTTTCATTATGTGTGCTTATTTACAAAACCTATAATATGAAAAAAGAAAAACAAGAAGTAGTGTGTATCAGGTTACCTGAATTAATCAAAAAGAAAGTGGATGCAGAGGCAAAGAAAATGTATCTCGCTCCCAGCAAATTAGTTTCCATTATTGTACAAAAATACTATGAATCTAAAAATTAAACTATGACACTCCATCAAAACCAAAGACAAAGACAACTATTGCAAAGAGGCAACTGCCTATTAGAACTTATTACAAAGGCACAATTAAGAAGGGAATCCATTGAGAATGACTTAAGAATTTACCGACAAGCTGGACCTTACGACAACATTCGTTTATTCTCTACTGAAAACGATTTCCTTATTAAGATTGCAAGGATGCACGATATAGAGAAACGATTATTAAGAAGCTATAAATGGCTAGTCGTTGACCTTTATATTATTGCGGAGGAGTTTATGTTACCTGTTAACCTTTTAAGATTTTAAATATGAGTTACATAGATAAGTCAAAATGGGATTTTATGCGATTAAATCAAATCCTAGAAATGGAGAATGAGATGTTAAGAAACCAAATTAGAAAATTAAAAATTGAATTAAATGAGTTATTGGACAATGCCCAGCTACAAACAAAAGCTGATGGCGAAAGAGAATCAAACGGACAAGGGAGTTAGTATTATGGAAACAGTAAGCGAGTATTACGATGTTTCTTTAAAAGCCATCAAAGGTAAAAACAGGTCAAGAAAAAACGTATTGGCAAGGCACGTTGCTATTTATCTAATGAGGCAAAATACAAGGCTAACCTGTAAGCAAATAGGCGAAATATTGGGGGATAGAGACCATTCAACAGTATTACACGGAGTAAAAATGGTAAATAATTACATAACCCATCCCTACGATGACACGATTAAAAAAGATGTTTTCAACTTAAATATCTTAATTTAATTTTGTTTATTCACAACTATTTTATATTTTTACACAAATAAACATTAAACTATGCAAAACCAAGTGTCAAAATTAGAGTTCAACAGGGAGCAGTTGG